GCGTTGCTGTATCCAGATATTGCAGACTGAATGCTGTTTTTAGTTGTGGCGGCAAGGTCACCGTCAATAATTACAAAAGCATCTCCACGATCATAAGCCTCTTGCAAAGCGTAGTTAACACGGGTGCTAGAGAATTGTCCAACCAAGTTAATCAGTAATGGACCACCGACAGTTGCTAAGGCGTCAACTCCTGTAAACCAGTTAGCATCAACAATAGCATCCCCAGCAGTTCCTGATGCAAAAGTAAGAACTAGTCCTGCTTGTGGGGTTACCGTTGTAGTAATTGTGGCTGGAGTTCCCTGCACTACTACATAATTTGAATAAAGATCAAGAACACTCTTGTAGTAACGTGAAGAAGCAGGGCTGAAAGAAAGTTCTTGCCAACGCTCTACTTCTACTGTGTTACTTCCTTGGATTAATGAAATAATTAAACTAAATTCTGTAGTGCTGTTAATTTTTCCAGCGTCAAGTGTGTTTGTATCAAAAGCAATAGTGGCACGGAGGTTGTTGCCCCATGTACCAACAGAAGTAGCCTTGAGCGTAAACATTGTACTTGCGGCAGAAGCACCTGTAACAGTTCCTGTAAAGGCAACAGTTGCGTTAGTTGTGTTTGCACCAACTACTCGTTGAATGTAAGCATCTCGCCCACCGTTTGCAAAGTAATGATAGATGGCGTAACCAAGATCATATGAGTCACTGATCTCTCCATACAATGTTTTGTATGAGTTCCATGAACTAATAAGTGTTGGGGTGGTGACACCACGTTCGGCAATGCCAACAAATGCGGCAGTGGTTGCCGCTGAACGAGCGCCAATGTTAGATGTGAACGGGGTCTCTTTAACGTAGACTCCGGGGCGGGTATATGCCATTAGATTCTCCTAGAAGATGTGGTACGGCGTGGAACAGAATTTTTAATCATTTGTCTGTACAAGTGTAGTCTGAACAGAGGTAACCTGCTTAACTCCTATTAAGGCTTCAGACGACAGTTCTGACGTCATCTGCAACGTATATATTTTGCGGAAAATCCGCTTACGATAACCAGTCTCCTGATCTAGGAGATCGGCGTTCGCCCAGTCCAACATTTCTAGACGGCGAGACGTGTTGTCTGCCGCTATAAGGATGGACCCGAAACGATATGGTGTAACCGTAGTAAGCATTTTGGCGGTCAATTGACGATCATGCTGGGCACTACGGCAGTAAGTAGCCACCTGATAAGTGATGTCTACAGGCATAAAATCATTAACTCTTAAGAAGTCTTGCCCCGCAGCATCACCAATAAGGTCGGCTGTGCTGGGCCAATAAGTTAAATTGTTAGGATGTTCTTCATAATTGGAGTACAAATATACTTCTGAGTGTTGACGTGTCCTAGCGTGGTTAATGTCAAGTAACTCAATGGTAATAAAAGGGTAGTGCTTCTCAGTTTCCCCTTCTGGGTAACGGAAAAAGACTTGTACAGGGCGAGTAGGCTCCCTATCATCGCTTACTGTTAAGCCAGTTAAACGAAGTTTGAGAGCCTCATCTTCAGCAAGAAGGAATCCAGTCTTGCTCATTTCTTACCCAATTGCTTATCAATACTTGTATTGATTCGTTTTTCTAAGCGCTTGACGTTGCTGATTGCGGCTTTACGAAGTACTGGATTAGCCGCCGATTCTGGACCGCCGTACTCAAGATTGCGGGCTGTATCCCCATAAGGTGCAGAAACTCCGTATACAAATTGAGCGTTTTCAACATCATAAGAGATGTCAAAGAAATCCATAATTTCTTGGTAGTCACTATTCTTTTTAGTAACTTCCTTTTTAATTTTTGACACTTCGTCATTAATTGCTTCATTAAGAGCCGTAGCCAAGATTGAAGGGGAGTTGCCTAAAGCATGCAACATATAGGTTAGAGGGGATGGAATTCCGCCAACTAACATACGAGAACCCTTGTTCATATAAGTTGAAGAAGAGCCATTCATGGCGATATCCTCACAAAGTTCTCGGCGTTGGACCTCTTGGCGCTCACCAAGATTACATTTAGTTTATCAAAGATTAGCAATGGTTGAAGGCCAAGGTAGGTTTTGAACGGTCATGGAACCGGGACCCGGGTCAAAAGGGAGTTCTTCGTTAATGTATATTTCGTACCCTTGCACTATTACAAACAAGTCGTCTTTGGCTCTTCCTCGTACACGGTAAGCCCCGACCCCGTAATAGCGCCCGTCATATAAAAACATGTCATTTAGGTGATTCTGGTATTCAAACGGGTCAACAACCCCTGCACTACGCAAATCTTCTATAGAAGCAACAAACTCAACAACTTGTACAGGTTGGCGACCTTCAGGTATTGCTCGTTTTTGATCTTCTGTTTCTTCAATGTGCAGAACAGATAACTGGATACCAGTTTTATATTTACGCCCACTTGCTCCAGCAATGCCTTCGTCGTACACGTTGTCGTATTGGGAGCCAACACTAGCAGGTGTGGTAGATGTCACATATTCAAAGTAAACAATTGTTTCACCGTACACACGAGTATGGTTCCGCAAGTGCTTACGTATTTGGGAAAGTTCTCGGCGTGGGTCCATTAGTAGTAAGTATTTGTCACGATGCCAGTAGTAGGTGGCGCCATGTCCAAGAAAATATCTTCACGTAGAACGTCACCTTCTAGTTCAATTTGAATATGACCTGAGTGTTCTTCTGCAAATATTCGTTCAATAGGAGCATAATCTCCAAGTTCTTGGGAAACGTATAGAGGAACTAAACGGTTTGTTGCACGGGAAATACGGCGAAGATCCATAATTTCTATACGTTCTGGACCAATGTTAAGATTATTGGCATGTTTACGATATTCCATTTCCCACATACCAATAAGAGATTGGAGCATCCTAAAACGCTGAGAACCCGGAATATGGATAGACTCAGAGGTAGTTACATCAATGTCTCGTGCATACTCTGTCACAAGGGCTTGTAATGCCTCTACAAGGGCGCCTAAGCCCACAACGTCAAACACTGCGGGTGTTACACCACTTAAAGGAACTTTAATAGTGTATTCATGATAGTTAATTGATCTTTGTGAATAGAATGTAAGATCTGCTGGTGAAACCCACTCGTAGTAATAACCTTCTACAAGGATCTTAGTGTTAGCCGCAGGGGTGGTTGCTAAACGAATAACACCGTTACGCACATCTAAAGAGTACGCATTTGTTGCCAATTGTGTTGCAGACGAAGCACCTGTTGTAGTGGCAATCCACAATGTTTCTGTGTCAATGTTGGTAGCCCCCAATTCATAGGTGCGTCCAACAGCGTCAAAGGACACTTGAAAGAACTTAGGGAAGTCCCGTAAGTAAGTTCGGGCAATTTCGGCTACACGCTCAACAACAGTCACGTTAATAGTTTACTTCAACTACTGATCGCCTGAGCCGTCACCGGGCACAGAGTCACTAAGGGGTTGGTTTATTTCAGGTTGTGTTTCCCTACGACGGTTAGACATCATACGAAATACTTTAATAATGTCAGTAGGAGTTCCTGAAGGTGTGGGGATAGGGCGGTCAGCCATTATGGTCCTTCCCATTGAACAAGCACAAAGCCTTTGTGTCCATTGCCACCTGATCCTTTAGCGCCACCGCCGCCTCCACCACCCCATGTGGTTGCAGGTTCTCCTCCTTCGTAGCCACCGTTTCCGCCACCATCTACCCCTATCGCTGCTGTTGGTAAATATCCATAATCAAAGTAAACACCTGCTCCGCCACCGCCACCACATTGTCCATTTACACCGGGGCCACCTTTTCCGGCTGAATGGGTAGTAGCACTATCTCCAGCACCATTGTTTCCAGCACCTCCGCCACCAGTGGAATACCCGTATGCAATGTTGTCATATCCAGCGCCACCGGGTTGAGTAACCCCAGAGTTACCACCATTTGGCGCTCCAAGAAAAGCAGATACTCCGCCAACACCACCTAGGGCTGAAAAACTAGAACCTGTAGGAGAACAAGTGATTGTAGATGTTCCCCCATTAAACCCACTCTTAGCA